CCTCAGCCACCACACGCGCATAGTTCTCAGCGATAACGCTGTCCGGCTGCGTGGCCTCCTGTTTGCCTGCTGGTGGTCTGATCCCGGCAATCTGGCGAATCATTTTGAGCATTTCGGCTTCGGTCATTGTCATGGCCTCCAGAGGATGGGGAAACAATGCCGTAATTGTGGCGACTGATAACGGGAAGGTGAAGCGCGTTTAAGCTGGTGGATGTGGTGCCATGTTTCCCACCAATGGTGGAAAAGCCCACCAGCGCAACGCAGGACGCATAAAACCATTGCGATGACTCATGGCAGGGGGATAACCACAAAAACAACGTCAGCGGCGCGATTCTGGCTGTTCCTGTCCGGGATGTGCATACGTATTACGTACGCAGTTAATCCGGCATAACGCATGACGTTGATGAAACGCCCCGATCATCGCGGGTCCTCCTGGATGGGTACCCTTACCGCGGGGCGACGGACGCGCGGAAAAAGGCTGGTTTTTGCATTTTCATGGCGGCGGCAGCATGTGTAGTAATATATTGATAATTAAAAGTTATTTCTGTTTTCACCTGTACAATCTTTTTTCTCCCCTGTCATTAGACCAGTTCGCAATCAATTGAAATATATAAATAAATCTGATTTTCACCTGCCAGATGGAGTTGCCAGTGTCAAATGTGAGCGGAAGCGGTGATGCTTATCACTGAATCATGCCGCATCACGATACCAGACTCCCGGTACCGCTGCGTGATAACCCACAAGGCTGGTGGCGATGCGTTATGGTCCGTGCATTGCCATTCTCCTGGCCTGGTGGCATTATCCGGCATGAACGAGCGGTTATTCTCCGTACTCTTAATCGTTGTTCATGGTTATTTTCTTTGTGGTAGCTGACTTCTTGATGTCCTTATCATCCCGCCCCGTAATCACGGGGTATTTTTTTATCTGTGATTTGCTGTTCTTCGCTGTGTTGGTATGGGGAGTTCTGGCAATGGTTCAGGCCGTCGCTTTCCTGGTACGTGATTTTTTACGTTCATTATTGTGCTGGTGGCAGCGTCACGGTGTGTCACGACATGTCACCATCACGTCACGCTGATTGCGAAAGCCAGGATTAACCAGTACCGGAACGGGTAGCCCGGTGTATTGTTACCGTCCTGCCTGCTGGTGGAGTAATTGATAACGGTTATCATCAACGGGAGGGGCGGATCAAATCCCTGCAGTCCTGGCTGTCCGGGACCGCCCGCCTACCCTTGTTCACATCGCCGCAGGTTCGAAAACTTTTTTTTGGGAAGGTGTGCACAGACTTGATAGGTAAAACCTATCAGACAAAACCACGTCAAACCCGCGCCATTGCTGGCATCGTTAAAAAAACTCACTCCACCAGCAGGCTAAAAAACTGTGATTTTTCCAGCTTTTGGGGCTCAAAAAGGGCTCCCTAAAAAAACTCTCACACTATCGGAGGGGGCGGGAAATTTTCACGGGTCCTTTCCGGGATCTGAAACACCGGGGGTCATAGCACGCGCAAAAACGCGCTATTTATGAAAATTTTTCAGGGGAAAAGCGTGTCGGTACTTCTCGCGCATAACTGTTTGTTTTTATTAAAATCAACCACCAGAAACATACGACATCATAAAGCCCAAAAATCCTGTTTTTTTGGCGTTTCATGTCGGAGGTGGTTTTTGATAATAAATTGGTGGATTAATGTTAATAAAAATGTTTTTACTACCTGATGGAAACAACCGGAAACGTGCCGGAGAAATTACGGCAACAGAAAGGTGAGTGACAGCCGCGCAATTATTGAACAAAACTGAGAAAGGATCTGATAACGTCATTTTTGGCCCAAAATGCCTACTGTCAGATCCTTTCTTTTTTTGATGATTTTACGATTAAACAATGAGTTACAGAGAAGAAGAACGGATCTGACTTTTCCCGAAAAATTTTCATAAACAGTTAAGAATTGCGCGTACCCGTACCCCCGGCGCTTAAGGTTCCGGGAAGGACCCGCCGGAGATAGCTACCGTAAGGTGTAATTAAATATCCGGGGATGTGCCACAGACCAACCAGCTGAATACAGGTCAGCGTGATGACGAGAAATAAAGAGAATGGTTGCGAATCCTCCACCTGGTGAATCTCCTGCACTACCTGTCATTTTTGCGCAAATACCCCTGGCATTTCTAAGCATGATCAACCTGATCATTGTTCGCGGTTTTTACGTGGCAAGGCCAGTAATTACGGGGCTTACATCAATGTTTATTCCGCCCATCTCTGCGCAAAACAACTTAACAAACCTTAACATCACAGGCGGAACCATTGCGCAAATCTGGAGGCTTACCGCACGCACCAGCCTGATACATTGCCAGAATGAACGAGGTGCGACACAATGTGTGTGCATGTCTTACTCATTGAACCTCAATCAAGGCGCATCCTTAGCGGTGCGCTTTTATTTTTTTGTCGTTCCCTGCTGGTGGATGTTTTCCGGTACCGCGAATTATTCCCCCTGGTGAATCTCCTGCACTACCTGCGGCGTGCTGTCGTGCCAGTCGTTAGCCTGTATCACTCTGGTAGTAATTTGCCTGCACAGGTCATCAATAATCTGCCTGACGCGGTTTACTGCGTTCTGATTGATGCCTGCATCGTGCGCCAGAATGTCGGGGAGTTTTGCCAGTTCCTCGCTTAAGATTTTCCCAAAAATAACCAACTCCCTGCGCACATCCACGGCGGGGATAAGTTCAGCCGTTTCCTGCTCGAACTTAAGGCGCTCACGCTCAGACTGGTACCAGGCTTTACGGCTTTGTGGATCCATGTCTTCGAGTGATGCGGGGTCGGGTATATTCATGAATGCGCTGATTATATCCGTCAGTCGGTACAGCTTTAATTTTTCATGCCCTCCGGCTGGCTGAATGTCCTTTAGCCTTTTCGCTACTGTCTGGCGGCAAACTCCCGCCAGTTCTGCGAGTTGATTGATATTAAGTTTCAGGTTTTTAAGCTCCCGATCCATTCGTCCTCCGGTAGTTTTAAATGCGTATCGTGCGCTCATCTTTCAGTGGGTTAAAAGTGTTCTGTATGTTGAACAAAAAACACCCCAAATTAACATAGTAAAAATATATTTCATTTTAATTCAACATGTTGGAAAGATGATGATGACGGATGAAAATGTAAAAATTAGCCTTTTTCCGCGCGTCCGTCGCCCCGCGGTAAGGCCACCCCTCCGGAAGGACCCGTAAAAAAAGCCGGAGTGTTCCGGCTTCGTCTGTGTATGTGCGTATATGCAGGATTTTATGTTATCCGCCCACGGGAGTGATGGTCATTTTTCAGGATAATATCCGGCATCACTGGTTGCTGCCAGGCTGCTTCGGGTAGTTCCGCCAGACGGATTTACCCGCGTCTTCCATCCCCATCACCGCATGAGTGCGGTTTACAGCCTCTTTCAGCGCCCCGAAGTTATCCGCCATAACGGGTGGGCGTGCTGCCTTGCGGATGCATTCCGCGCGACGCTTTGCCACCTGTTCGCGCTCCTTATCGGTGTTCACCAGCTGCATGACCTCAGCCCACCGCGCCGCCGCTCTCCGGTACAGGCCTTTAGTCTCCAGTTCTTCCGCTTTGCTGTCACGAATCATGCGCCTGTCTTCTCCTTTGTCGCCTGACGTTTGCGCTTTTCATTCAGTGCTGCCAGCCGCGTTTCTGCCTCCTGCTGTTCCTGTGGTGTCACTTCCCCACATGGCTGGCCTTTCAGGTCGTAACGTGCGCCACCAGCCATTAAGGCGCGGTAATAGCGCGGAGACTGCGCATAAGATGCCAGCGTCGCACGTAATGCCCCCGGCCCGAATGTCAGCCCCCTGGCGGCGATATCCTGTATCAGGTCGTCGAATATCCCCACCTTAAGCGGCTTCGGTGTTTTCCGGCTGAATAATTCAGGCCACAGCTCAATAAGGCGGTTAACGCGTCTGCGGTTTTTGCGCTGGCGTTTGGTCATATGCCGCCACGGTGTCACCCCTGTGGGCTGTCCTTTGCGGCTCTGCTGTGCGTTCTGATTGCCGGGTATCACTTTATGCGCCGATGTGGTTTTATCCTGCTGCTGTGCCGCCTGCGTCGTTTCTGACTGCGTGCCGTAAATGCCTTTCGGTTTTCGGTTAATGGTCAGCTTTGTCATGCCTTCCCCTGTAATTACGCTGTTCGCTGTTGTGAATTAAAACGGTATCCCGTCCCCGTACGGGTCATCGTGCTGGCCTGTCTGTTGTTTTGCCCTGTTCAGTGCGTCAGTAGCCTGGCCCTGCTGGCCTTTTTTGCCGCCCGGGCGCGCCGTTCGCGCACTGATTACACTGTCTGC